AACCAACTACAACCACTACAGTAGAACCAACTACAACCACTACAGTAGAACCAACTACAACCACTACAGTAGAACCAACTACAACCACTACAGTAGAACCAACTACAACCACTACAGTAGAACCAACAACTACAACCACTACAGTAGAACCAACTACAACCACTACTACAACTACAACTACAACTACAACTACAACTATGGCTCCTGCTTATTTCAGAGTTGGTGACCTAGTAATTAATAACTTTGTTATTAAAATAAACGACCCTTTAAAGATAAGTAGCGCCAGAAGACAGATAGCTAACCAAGATCCAATGCTTCATATTATGGCCACAATAATAAAAGAACCAATATCATACAATCCAGGATGGAGTTATCATTATGATCCAGATACAATAATTTTTTGGGAATTAGCAATGGAGGTGTGTGATGCAAGCTTCGAATATGTTGAGCTACATTTAGCAGAAGTTGGGGGGGCACTTCTTCCCGGAAATGTTCATTGTAATTGGTCGAGTTATTTAATAGAAGAATTAATAATTACAGAAGAACCAACAACTACAACCACTACAGAAGAACCAACAACTACAACCACTACAGTAGAACCAACAACTACAACCACTACAGTAGAACCAACAACTACAACCACTACAGTAGAACCAACTACAACTACTACAGTAGAACCAACGCAGTTAGCTTTTGACCCAAATTATGTTGGAGAAAATATAGTTTTAAGCAATAATAATGATACAGCAACCTTTACTGTTAGTTCGGATACAGAAACTTCGGTTTTAACCAACTACCCCATCTCTGCTGGGCAAAAGGTTGTCTTTAGCATGATTATTGATGTTAACCCCGGACAAATAGATTATACCGGAATAGGAATAGCAGATCGTTCCATTAATTTATCGCACTATTTAGGACAAGATATTAGTTCTGTTGGTATTTTTGATAGTGGAAAAATTTACAATAATTCAATAGGTGTAACTTTTATTGGCAATACTTTTTATGATGATGGCTCTATTGTTGATGTTGCTATAGATAGAGTGAATAATTTATTATGGTATCGTGTAAACGGCAACGATTGGAACAACGATGTTGACGCAGATCCTTCAACTGGCACTAATGGATATGACATATCCAACATAACTGCATCCACCGTTTATCCGTCTGCGTGTCCCTGGTTTTACAATGACATTCAAGGAAAAATTAGTTTAAATAGATCGTTTGTAGTTGGGATTCCAAGCGGTTTTACCAATATTTTTTATAGTGTCGCAACAACCACTACCACCACATTAGAACCAACCACTACCACAACAACAACCACTACTACAACTACAACAACTACCACAACAATACGTCCTAATAATTGTACATATTATTATTATGATGATACAGCCGAGGGGAGTGACGCAGGATGGGCCTTATCTGGTTTAGGCAGCTGCTTATCTGGTTATAAGTGTGGCGATGCTCCAACACGTTCTGGAGTTGTTGGAGAGACAGAGGTTGTTGATTGCGTGCCAATTTAAAACAATACAGGAACCATGATTATGAACATAATACCACTAAATTCAAAATTATTAAAAGAGTTACTCGATAAATCTAACCTAACTGCTAGATTGTTTAAAAACGACTTCAATTTTTCTTCACTTTCTACATTAGAATCTTCTATGAGTCCGATAGACAATTGCGAGGATTCTCCCTCTTTAGTAATTGAGCAGGTATCCTTTAATGGTTATTCTTCAAAATTTTTGAATCCCATGCTATGGAACGCAACAGCTCAATCAGCTGGCAGCTACATTAAGTACAAATATTCAAGTGGAATTGTGTGGAAGAATCGGGGAACCGAAAATAGTGAGATTATAAGAGGGTATTATATTACCAACCAAAATAATGAAGTATTGTGGTTTGAAAAATTCGATAATGAGGTAGTTCTAAAGCAGAATGAAGCAATTTTAGTTAATATAGAAACAGAAATAAATAATTATGATTTTCCACAAACAACTATAGCCTTAATTATTAAAAATAATAATTTGACACCAACTAATACCTCGATAGATATTCAAAATATAAAATGGGGAGGAATAGATTATCCATCAGACTATTTCTTAGATCTTTTAAATAACAATTTTATTCCACAAAATAATATCATTTGCATAGGAGTGAAGGATAAAATCAAACCTTGTGAAGGAGAGCCCCTGCAATTTGATCTATCAGTATCGTCCTCAGGCTTTCAGAATTATCAAGAAAATATATCAATAAGAAATAAAGGAAATAGTATAATAGAAATTAATTTAGTTAAAACAACAACGACGACAACAACAATTGATCCTAATCTTCCTCCATCTCCTCTTAATGGAATAGTAGGAATAAGAGTTGCAAATGATGTGTATGACACAATTACATCTTCAACATTAGATACGATAACTGTGAGTGCCTACGAACCCATAATAGATAAATTCAAAGATATAATTGTGAATTATATTAAATTTGAATTATCGGGTGACTCAACTTTAATTGGGGGTATATCTCTTCCAGATCAATTGGGAAATTCAGCTAAAATGGTTGGAGCTTTTGAATTTGCTGGAGGTGTTTTGGGAAGATTTACAATAACAGATACAACGACAATTACATCTCCCGTAAATGGGAACAAAACCTTTTTCACTGGGACTATGAATGAAGACTCCGCCATAGGAAAGTGGGTATTAGGAGATCCATTTTCTGCCGCCCTGACCTTTAAAAACTCAGATTTATTGAAAACAACAAACAATGGATCTAACGTTGCTACATATTATTTATATCTAAAAGATTTTAGCTTCACTGTTTCTGGAAATAGATACTATATCCGTTCGGTGATTTAATAATCGTATAGACTAATGCTCATACTCATAACAACACTCTCTCCTGCGGCAACGGATACAGTTGTTCCAAGTGATGCCGTGGATATCAATTTACCGTCACATTGGATAGTGTTACAGTTTGTTTCATTGGTTGTGGCCAAAAATATATTCGTAACAGAATTAAAATTATAATTAACTGCTGAGAAAATTATAGAACCACTTGTTGCATAATAAGGAGTTAGTACACCTGATGGCGGAACAGTCGTTCCAGATTGATTTGGATTTATTATTGTCCAACTTCCAAGCGGTACGTTTTTTCGTTGATATCCTGTGAGGGAAGAATTTATGCCATCTGTGTAACTGAAAGGCTCGCCATTTATACTAGCAAGAGTATCTGTTCTGCTGACCGCCTGTCTTGTGTCTAGACCGACCCAATATCCCTTCTTGGATAGATAATTTTCGCTAGTAAATAACGAGTTTAATATATACTCTTCTCCCTCTTGGTGAAAAGTATTCTTTATATTTTTTTGCTGATATTTGATCTCATTATTTTTATCTAAAATTAAAAAATCATCTATTTTCATTAAATGGAAGTTCATAAATTTTCTCTCTTTTCTTGTTCTATCAATTCATCTATTACTTTAATAGATTCTACAGGATGCTTGTATTTATTGCTAGGTTTATCTAATTCTTCTTTTTGTTTTTTTATCTTATTTTTATTTTTAGTATTTAATCTATTGAGATCAGATACTATTGATCTAATAGAGTGTTTAATAGTTTCAATTTTAAAAGAATCTCCACAATTAGCATGGGCTAAGTTCAAATAATGAATAATTTTTTCGTAATTAGGAGTCATAATTACCACCCAAACTCATCTAATAGTTTTGAATTTTTTCTATAAATATTAATAAGAGTTTCCTCATCTGCAGGGGTTAAACTATTATTTGAGGTAAAGCTTATTTCCTCTTCTGCGAAATCTTCATAAGAACTATTAAATAATTCTCTTTTAATCTCTTGATAAACATCATCTTGTATTTTATTTAACATTTCTTTGGGGGCATCGGCACCTATTGGAACATCGTTTATAAGTTTGTCTCTTACGTAAATCGCAGCGCACAAAGCAGTTATGGCATCATCATGCTTACCCTTCTGGGCTTCTGCTTTTTTAGTCACAGGATTATATTGAAATGTTTGAAGCTCTGCCGTGAATCTTGCGCTATTGATTTTTATTGCTTTATTGAGAATTCTATTCTGCATCGCTTCTAGCAGAAGTGGTCTATTAACTCTATTAACTTTTAAACCAGGAGTTTGTGTTCCGCTCTTTTTGGTTTCATAAAATATATTTTCGTAGTAAAGAGTATTCTCTAGAGAGCTTAATACTGCACCTCCAGGCGACATCGCCTCCACTACAACAAGAGCAGTATTGTAATATACTCCAACTTCTTTTAATATTTGAGCAAATATATGAGGAGGAACCAAATTGCTATAAAATTCAGCCACTTGTTCTAAAGTCTCAAGCTCAAGAACGTGGAAACAACTGCTGTCTGCGTTTTCTCCCATTCCTTCTGCGCAATCTGCTCCTATGATGTATTCCTTGCCATCAACAGGTTCTTTCCAAACCCAAAGAGCACCTTTGTTATCCACGCCATCTAATTGAGCAGCTCTTCCGGTTTTATTGACCCACTTAGGAAATAATTTTTTAAAAGGATGATTGTTGACTGTAAATTCAGACATCTCTCTAATAAGATAGGAGGGGATATATGTTTCGCCCGATCCTAAAAATTCTCTAAGGACTTCCTGCAGAAAACCTTTTTCACCTAATTGAGCTTTTTGCTCATTGACCCACTTAGGATCATTGTAGTCGGGGTGCTCCCAGTAATCCAAGTCTATTACATGGAACATATTTCTACCTTCTCTGGCATCATTGTAGGTTTGTTCATACCAATTACCGACGCCATTAACAGTAGAAACCAATGTGCAACTACCACCCGTGCTCAATACGGGCCACATAGCCTTCCAGTGCTTTTCCATTTCTGGAATAAACGCAGCCTCGTCTATAATTAAGAACGTTACGCTTTTACCACGGGCGGCTTCAGGAGAATAAAACTTTAACGCTCCGCCAGTATCAGCAAACATCTTTAAATGATCGTTCCATTTACTTGTTTTTTTAGGGATCAACCAAGCCGGAAGATTCTCCACTGCTCTATCGACTATCATGCCAGTTTCTGTGGCTTCACGATCAGTTTTAGAAAGAAGCATCACTTGTTGATCTAGCTTGAACATGCATCGCCATAAACCCCAAAGAAGGGTAACAGTAGTTAATCCGCCCTGTCTGAACTTAGAGATTATGTTAAATCTATTGTTCTCGTAATCTTTAATTACTTTTCTTTGGTAGTTAAATAAAACAAAAGGAACAAGACCTTTTGTTGGATGCAATATTCTAATATATTTGTGGCAAAAATATTCAAAGCTATCGACACATTTTAGAATTTCTTTTTTCTGTTTATCGAGGTCGTATAGATTGGTTTCTTCGATCGTTTCCTCAGGATTTATTGCCAATTCATAAGGATGGAGCGTGTAGTATTTTTTGTCATAAATCTTGTAATAATGTTTACTATAATCAGCCATAAATTAATAATTCATTTTAATTAGTAGTCCTCATCATCATCATCATCCTCATAATCCTCATCCTCATCCTCATCCTCATCCTCATCCTCATCCTCATCCTCATCCTCATCGTCATCGTCTACATATTCATAATCTTCATCTTCTTCATCATCATCTATATATTCATATTCTTCACCATCATCATCCTCGTCTTCTTCATCATCATCTTCTCCTTTATACCATTCATAACCATATCCTTCATCTTCATCTTCTTCATCATCGTAGTTATCATTTTCATCTTCTTTATACCACTCATTATCATCATCATAATCATCTGAGGCCTCTAAGAAATAATAAAAATTTACAACTTCCATTGTTTCAAAGTCGATAACTTTTGCCATCTTTACCTCTCTCTTTAATGATTATTAAATTAAGCTCGGGCCCATTTTAACAACTTATTTTTAAAATTCAATATCAATCGTTTAAAATAAGCTTATTTAACGCAAAATTATATATAGTAAGTTTAAATTAAAAAATTAATTAATGAATTTTTGTCTCACTAATTTGTTGTCCTCAACAATAAACAAACTATCTATTAAATTCTCATTACTAAGAGTGTTGACGCACATAAGTGCAATTTTTGCATTCTCTTGAAAATCGTTCATAGCGTGAAGAGAAACAACCCCATCTTTATTAAATTCTACCCTGTTCTCAGAAGGAATTTCAATTTCTATATCATATAATTTTTTATTTAGTATTAAAGATCTATCAAAATGATCAGAGATCTTTATTTTCTTGATAGGTTCAGCAGAATTTTGAACAAAAAGATCCTTTGAAGAAAAAGATTTAACATTAGTCGATAATATATTTCTTTTAACAAAGACTTTAGTAAGAATTACCGATAACTTTGAACCATTATCGGCATCTATTGAAATCATCTTCTGAGCCAAAGAATCGAATAATCTATTAGTAACAGGTGTCTGTGAAACTGCTGTTATGAAGTAATGGAATATTATGTTTCTGGCGAAACTCAAGGCTTGAATAGGAGACGATCCGTTTTTGACGCTATCATTATATATTTCAACAAGACATTCATACCAGGCCCCGGTCCAAACTCTACTGTAACTGTGGCACTCCCTGCTCAAAATATTATCTGGGGCATCATCCTTCAAGTTTTCTGGTGCTGAGTATTGGAAGTTATTTACAGCATCTCTAAGAGAATAAGGATTATGTCCACCTTTGCCTTTTGTTAAATTGAACAAAATTTTGGCAAATTGTTCGGCAAGTTTTGATACTGTATTGCTTTTTGATAAGTCTCCCTTAGTCTCTTTTAACATATGTTTAATTACATCTTCGTTCTCCAGAACGCTTGTAATCGCAACTATATCTCCAAAACTTTCGTGTAAAGCCCATATTTCATATGATTGAACGCTCCAGAAATCTGGCCTCATGGAGTCTAGTAAGGCATGTCCCAACTCATGAGAAACTATATCAGCCGAGTCGGCTGCGTATATATTTTTCTTGGCAACAGGATCAAACTCATAAAAAAACTTTAAATTCGTCCTATCATAAAATGCGTTCAAGGCTTTTCCGGCAACAGGATAAACATATAGTTGCTTTGTTGTGGCCCACTTTTGGGGGAATTTTTTAATCTTTGGAATAATATTGTTCATGGTATTAACTAAAATTCCATAACAATTAGCCGATCTCCACTCTGGGGATCCTATCTTATGTCCAGAACCGTTATATCCATCTACTTTCAAAGGAATAGAAGGAGTTGAATTAGCAGGAATTTCTTTTACTAACTCAGGAATTTCGGGGTCATTTACCCAAAATTGAATAGGGGCAGCAGAGTCATCAGAAATTAATTTTCTACCAAATACTTTTTTAAATAATCCCCACATAGAAAAACTCCTTTTTTCTAAAATTGTATATACTTCTATAAGTATATAGTTTAACTAAATAGAAAAAATAAAATGAAATTTAACGAACAAGTGATAAGAGAGAAAAGAACAATAGAGGCTGTTAAGAAGCAGTTCATGGGAATTAATGGCAAATTATATTTGATAGCAAAGAATGTAGGTGAGCCAATCATAAGACAAAACGAAGAAAGCAATTATATTATTTATGATAACTTTTGGAATAATTATGATGAAAATAATATAAGAACTATGGATGAAAATGAATATTCAGGATGCATAGGACATGCGTTTGATGGACTCCGGAATGGATATAATCTTGAAATATTAGTCTTTGATGAAGAAAAATTAATAAAAGTTTTCTATAACTCAAGAAAAGTTTATGAAGAAATTGCAGGAGAATTAGAAAGCTATTACCCAGACGAAGAATGGGAATCCAAAATAGAAAAGCTATATCCAATAGCAGAAAAAAGAGAACAGGAATACAAAAAACAAGAAAAAGATGATAGAAAAGAAAAATTTGAAGAGAAGAAATCAGGTTTAATTCAATATTTAAAAGAAAAATGGAACCTATGATTTTTAATGCATTTTAACTCTATATATATATGAGAAAAGGAAACATATGAACGAAAAAAATAAACCACAAAGAAGCCCAAAAACAACCAAAAGCAATAAGCCAAAAAAGACAACTTTAGTCAAGACTCAGTCTGTGGGTGCAACAAAAGTAGATATAATTAAAAGGCTAGAGGCTAAAGTTGCAGATAAAAAGAATAAAGATTCATCTGTTTTGGACAAGGTTTTATATGGGGTAATAATTGCACAGATATTAGTTTTAATTTACATGCTAGTTAAATAATCAATTCATGTTGATGATGCATATATAATCCCATGAAACTTTTTTCAGAATGGATCGTAGAAAAACATCCAGAGTTTTATGAAAACTTTGAATTTATACCTCTGGACGGGGGTTTATCCAGAGATAGAACAAATACATCAAGAAGTTCACTGGCACATCGAAGAATAGATTTGTCAGATGTAGATGAAAAAAGAATGGCTCTTTCAATAAGCGACATAGTAGATCTAGGACCAGAAGTATCAAAAAATCAACTTGCAAAAATAGTAGAGATAAGACACTCTACCATTAAGGTTGTAAATCTGTATAATCAGAGATTGATGGTTATTCCTATTGATCATCTTTATTTGAAAAAAGATTTAATGGGTAGAGAATTAATACCAAGAGATCAGCAACATTTAAGCGCAATGGGAGCAAAGAACCTTTGGGTCAAGATGTCGCCAACTCAATATAAAAAATTTGCCGGACGATACAAAGAAAAAGAACTAGAAGATGTAGTACCAAAACAAAAAGAAATAGATCAAAAGCAAATAGAAAAACTGAGGTCTTGGTTCGCATCAGCGGTTGGTGATGAATCACGTCCAGAAGAAGAAGATAAGTTGAGAGATATATTCAGATCAGAACCTCAAAAATCTTCAGGCCCAGCTCCACTATCAAGATACGTAAGAAAGAAAGAATTACCTTGAAAAAAACCGCTTTCTGTTTCACTGGTGAAGGGGCAAGAGGAAGTATACAGGCTGGAATATCACTATCGCTTTCTGAAACAGGCGTAAAACCTGATCTAACAATAGGTATAAGCTCGGGCAGTATTTGCGCTGCAAGTTATGCATATTTGGGACCACAAGGTGTTGCAAATATGTGGTCAAATATAAGAAACATATTTGATGTCTTTGGAATTAACTATTTTCCATGGAATAAAAAAGGAATTTTGAATCAAAGACCAATGGAAAAAATAGTATCCGACGCAATGAAAAATGATCCCATATGTGAAAGCATAGTATCTAAGTTGAATATTCACTCTGGTGAGATGGCCTATGTGTCTAACAAAAATACCACCAGGGATGAGTTTAAAGAGAATGTATTGGCAAGTGTTGCCATCACAGCCTTGGTTGAAGATAGAAACGGATGGGTAGATGCAGGGAGTCGTCAATTAGCACCCTTAAAACAATGTATAGATTTAGGCTATAATGAAATATACGTTATAACAGGAAGACCATTGGCTCTTTCCTACTGGAGCGGACCCAAGGGATTTATAAAACCACTTGAGATGGCTTTTAGAGCGTTAGATATTAGTTTATATGAAATAATGATAAGAGATATAAATCAAAATTTAACAAATGACGGAGTGGAAATTTATTTAGTAGAACCTAATAAAATGTTCTTTGATTCAGTATATTTCAGTCAATGCAAAAATGGCGTGGAATATGGGAAAAAAGAATATACAATACATGGCAAAAAATCTTTAAGAAGCATTTTGCCCCAGATAATCCAGTAAGTCTTTAGACTCTAAAAGACCCTTGTATCTTTTTTGTTCATCAGACATATTCTCAATTGTTTTAATTAAGCTTTTCTTATCTATATCTTTTTCTTCAATAAGATATTGCCTTAAAACAAAAAGACAAAACTTTTTTTCAGGAAATCCAACGGTAACCTGTCTCTCTATTTTGATGAACACTTTTGGATCATGCTTATCAAACTTTTTAAATTCAAACATTGGATGATAGTTATACTTTCTCTCATAAACTACACTCCAAAGATATCTTTCAAATATACCGGAATTAATTATTGCACTAACTATTTTGTCACTATTTTTCAAGCTCATTGGAACTGGGGAGTGCAGCTCATCGAAAGACTTCCCTATCTTTTCGCTTGGATTCCAACTACTGGGAAGGCAAACATGACCACTAGCCATCCAATTTCTATCGTCTTTTGATCTGTGTATTATTAGATCTTCATCTATTTCCTTTGCTATATCCCTATATCTTTCACTAGCCAATTTAATTGGATAGTTTTCTAATATGAATTTCTCACAATCTTTGTATATTTCCTCAGAAATTTCTTCTTCAAAGAAGAAACTCTGATTAGACAAAGCAACTATTTTCTCTGCTTGAATAGAAGCGGACTCTGTTCTATCTGATTCAAAGACTTGATTTGGCTGGATCTTCTTTAAATCAGGTAATACACTAAATCCTTTAGTATAAGCATGATTTACCATGCAACCTTTGCTATCCTGTGGGGTCTCTTTAATAATTTACCATCAATTAGTTTTTCGGCGGCCATCCAAATATGACAGTAGCCAGAAGTTTTTTCTATACCATAGGCTATTATGCCGTTGCTATCTAATCTAAAAACTTTGAATTTACCACGATATCCCATTGATATTTTATCAAGAGCTTTATTTTTACTCTTAGAGGAATTTTCTTCATCGTTTTCGGATTCATCATCCTCGTCGTCATATTCTTCTTCTAAGACTTTGATATTAGGATCGTAGTCCACTGGTTTCCATATCGGACCGCCACCCAGAACTTTAATTATATCTCCGTTCTGCAGCTCTTTCCAATTTACCTTGATTACCTTAGATTTTTCTTTCTTTATTTTGAATGCAAAACCGGCATCACAAAATTTACACCTTCTGGCTCTGACGCCGTTTTCTTTTTTGCATTTTTCACAAATTTTTTGTGGCATTTTCAACCCTTTAAAATACTACTTTTTGGTATAACCAACCCACTTCCGTGTTCCGAGTTGTAGACGTTTTTGATATCATCATCAGGCTCGCAAGTCAATATCACATGATCCTTGTGGATAGAATATTTTTCATCCTTTGAATACGGGATCAGAGGCATACTTGCAATTCCATTTTGAGTCATGAGAAATTTTTGAGGCTTTGTGAGGATGTAAAAATCGTCCTTAACCTCAAGTGTGCATATAAATTCTTCCCCACTAATCAGTTTTAAGACCTTGATATCCATTTAATTTCTTTCTATTTAAAGTTTAAATTATTCTGTTCATGGGTAAGATACACTATATTTTGGAGTTTTTCAATAGCAATTATCTTTGTCATAAGTGCCTATTTTCAAAGGACTTATGACAAATTAATTATTTAATAATATTTAAACAGTAAAGTTGGTCCAAATAGATCTAAATACAATGGTGTTTTATTTCAGACTCAATTAAGATATAATAAGGGAATCATGAAAATGAAAAATAAATATGCAGATTACAAAGATGTAGTTAAAATTCTTAAAAAGCATTGCCCTTTAGCATATGAAATCAGTGTTAGAAGAGTGGCAATGGGAAGATGTCTTGATGGAGATTGTGTAAAATATAGAAAGAAGTTCTTTATAAGGATAAACAGAGACTTACCAGAAGACACCGCTATAGACACTTTATTGCACGAATGGGCACACGCTAGAGCTTGGAATCACTTGTTGGATAATCTCGACAGTCAAGATAAGTTTGATGATTTCTCACATGATGCATCATGGGGAGTTGCATATAGTGAAGTTTACAGACTATATCAAAAGTATTTCTTATTAAGCAGTGACGGATTAAGCGACCCCAATCAAACAACAATGTGTAGCAAAAAAAAATATTGTAGTAGGGAAATAGATCAAGATATATGAATTACTTTGTTTCTATTGAGAATTCTTGTTATCACGGTTGGCAGATAAATCTATTGATTGAGAGTTTTAAGGTATTAGGATTAGAAGATAATCTTTATATATCTGAAGCTCGATCTGATAAAGAATACATAACAAATAAGAATTTTCTAAATCATAATAAGAAATATGTTCATGAAAACATAGGTAGAAAAGCCGATCTACTTAAATTGAATAAGTGGTCAGCTCTTTATACTCTTATTGAAAATAAAGCAATAACACTACCTTTAACGGTGTTGGACCCTGATGTGGTCATATACAAGGAAACAGAAATTCAAAATGAACAGTTAATCTTTTCAAACGATCCTAGCTTCGTATACAATAAGAGATACAGCAAATTAATAAAAATGTCTGAGGAGAACAAGGATAAGTGGCCTAACCTCGGAGAAGTATTTATCTTCAATGATCTGCCTTTGAATTTCTTCAAAGATACAATGACATTTCTTCAAATAGCTGGATTGGATCCAAAGAAATATCAAGCGGATAAAGTTGCTTTATTTGCAGCCATGTGCAAGCACAAGGTCAATAGAGTATTGGGAACAGAGGAGATAGAAGGTAATCTCACAGAGCATAAAATAAAAAATATAATAAGCTATAGACACGGAGTAAACCCAATATTCAATAAAAAGCTATATAAAAATAATGGAATGAATTTCTCAATGGCAACCGATAGTGCAATTAATCTATTATCCAAAATGGAAAATACACCTTCTTTGGAATATGTTTCTAAGGTTGCCAAGAGATTATTATAGGCCCATAATTATAGTTTCAGGCTTATCATCTATCCAGACATCAATGTTTATTCCAAGTCTATCAACAATATCTTTTTTGGGAAGATGATTGCAGAACACAACGTCTTCTATTAATTCTAGAGAAGAGCCAAAGCTACCTTCTACTTCATCAATATTTCTTTGCTCTTCTGTGCGTGCTGTTACACAAAAAACTTTGTGACCTCTAGTTGTGGCTTTAAGAATAAACCACTTCCAAAATACGGGATCTTCCGTGAAAGTATCGTCAAAATCTAAAGAGAAAACCATTATATTCCTTTGAGTATTTGTCTGATCTCGTCCAAATCTTTTCTGCTGTCTTCCATCTGTTTTTCTAAAAATATAATCACCCAATAACTATCAATGTTGTTTACTTTTTCAGCACCAGCTATTCTTTGATAATAATTATTTATAACCTCTTCTTCCATTTTTGCAGCATATTCAAGAATTTCTCTTGGGTCACTTAAAGACGGAAATTCATTGACTTGTTTTGTTGGAATTCCACCCAATCCAACAATGAGATCTGAAAATTGAACAACATGCTGCATTTCGCTAGCTGCTTGTTCTACAAGCCATTCTTTATATTCTTTGGCATGTAGCCCGACTATATTGCTTGCATTATGCAGATAAAAACAATGATGCTTCCACTCGTTTTTAAGATCTTGGTTTAGTTTTTCAACTATTGCGTTCATCATAAAAAATTTAGTTTCTATTTAAAAATTGAAGAAAAATTTAGACTAGAGTAGTATATAATCTATAATCTTTTAATCAAGAGGAAAACGATGAAAACATTTAACGAGTTTATTGAACAAAAAAATATAAACTTCCTAGTTGGAAGTATTGCTAATCTTATGGTTGAAATGAATATCAATCCAGCCCAATATATTCTGGAGCACTCTCCCAACGTTGAGCTTGATGAAGGATTTATGGATGGTCTAAGGGCGTTTAAAAACAATGCTTGGAATGCTGTTAAACAATTCGGATCAAACGTTATGAAGGGTGGTGGCATACAAGGCGGCTATAAGCAAGCCATGGACACAATGGCTGGGCCTGCTACTAAGTTCGACTCAGCAGTTAGAGTTCTAACAGATCTTGCGAACCAACTGGAAAAAAACCCACAGACAGCAAGTTTTCCTTCCGCATCCAGCCCAGGAAGTCTTCTGCATGACTATCTTAAAAAGGTGCTCAGCGACCTGCAGAAGGAAAAAGACAACATGCCAAAGATGCAAAATGCCACTGTTACTCAAGGAATGGCTGCCTCTGCCGCTCCTCCTCCTGGTCCAGGAACTGGAGCTAGAACTACTCCTTGATCTTAAAAATTGGATGAGATAATGAACTTTAATAAGCTTGATCAAATAATTCAAGAAGATAAGAATATCAATATAATTGCAAATTATATTGTGGAAAACAATGTTAATCTTGAAAGTTTTTTGGCCGAGACTCTTAATAAAGTTTCTTTAACAATCCATGAGTCTGATAAAGCATTAATCAATGATTTATTAAATGAAATAGGCATTCCCGCTGATGTGGCAGCAGATCTTAAAGTAAAAGAGCAGAAACCAGGATTTTTCCAAAGACTCAGACAAAACTTTTCAAATGCTTGGAGTAATTTTAGAGGAAATGTGAACAACCCAGCGAGTGTTGTCAACATACTCAAAAAAGCTCAAGAATATCTCGGAAAACTGGAGTTAAAAGGTCAATATGCAGAGGAATTATCACAAATAGCAAAAGCTATTGAAGGAATAAAATCAAAACAACCCACTACCACACTTGCTCCTGCGCCTGTTCCTGATGCTGCTGCATCTGCAACTCCTTGATTTTGAACCTATATTTTTCATAACACTCATTTGCTTTTTCAAGAATAGTGTTACTGACGTTGAAGTCAGCAACACTATTTTCTTTTCTAATACTAAATTCTTCTTTTAAATCTAAGAACTCTTGAATTTTTTTGTAAGTATCAGGCAGAATAAACTCTTCATCAAAAAATACTTTAAAGTTTTGGCCCGGAGTTTTTCGTATCATTTCATAAATCTTACGAAGCCTAAAACAATAATAGTTCAAACATGATTCTGGCGAGTATCTGTTACTCTCAACTAGACTTGGCATTACCAGTCTTGGTTTATTTACAAGATAGATAAATTTAGAGAAATTCAATAAAGGAGCAAAGCTGAATTGATGATTGTAATAGAGAGAGTCCATATAGATGTGAGGATTTTTCTTATAACCAATTCTAATGGAACCTAAAGAAAAAAAATTGCTCATATCCTTATACAACTGCAGATCTATTTTTTGTATTCTCTTATTGGTGTTCAATGTATCAACTAAAACATTATTTTCTCTATAGTGTGTAATCACCAATAATAGTTCTTTTTTCTGCATAAAATAATAGAGAGAAAACAGTATATAAAAATATGCTCAACTTCAAAACATTCTTAGAAAATCTAGAGCATTCAAAAAATGATGTTCACAAGATCGTTCAATATAGTGAAAAATTATTAGGTATGGTCAAACCTAAAGAGGAACTCGAAGATTGGGTTAAAGCAAAACTAACTCATACTGAGGATTATCTCAATACAGTTCTTGATTATTTAAAATACTACAAACAACAAAATGAAGATAATAACAGAATGGCTATGGGAGACCTAAGAAGTATTCATGAAAAAGCAAAAGAAATAGAAAAAATACTCGATAAAGAAAAAGAACTAAAGGACTGGATTAAATCAAAGATAAATCTGGCGGGTGAGTATATGGACGATGTGTTTCATCACCTGGACTACAATAAAAAAGAAGGATTCGTAAACCAGAGTATGCCAGACCCAGAAAATGAACGTGATCCAAAAGCAAGTGAAATATCTGCAGATCCCTACATGAGTATGGATGATTTGCCGCCCACACCATTTTCCCGACGTCAGGAAAATCTGAAATACAGGGCAAAAATGAAGAAAAAAGCCGACCAATTCAAGAATTGATCGGCCCTATTCGTTATCTTGGCATTAGAACATAGTCTTTACTATATTCTCCTTGCGACACATTCCTGTCTATTATCGGCAATTCTAATACCTTGTATTTATTCGGTATTATGTCTTCTTTTGCGTAGATGATAGCAGCCCATCCAGTCCACCTCTTATCAAACTCGTTCATACTCCAAGTTCTAATTTTGAGTTGGGGATCACTATTATTGATATATTTTACCACTCCAGCTCTTTCATCATAATGAACCATTGTCATCATGTGACCAGGAACAGCAAAAACAGCGCCTCTGCGTTCAGTTTGGCAGCCTTTTATCAACAATTCTCTATCACCCTTCGTCGTCATTTCGTAGTCAATTCCAAATCTTTCAAGCATAGCCTTAGCAGTGCTAGGGCCAGCATAACCTTGGTATTCTTTCATTCTTGTTATATCATACAACCGTGTTTCTTTAGCATACCTTGCAATTGTTTCGAAGCTGCACCAAACACACTGGATACCAGTTCTGTTTGGCACACGATCTTCGAACGATATAGGGACCTGAACATTAAAGAGATCGGTATCTTCCTCCCCTTCATAGCTAGCAACAGGGTTAATGTTACTAGCAAAAAGGGGGCTCGGATAAAGACAGTTTAACTGCCCGAAAATCCCTAAAAACAGAATTAATAAAACCCATGAAATCCTTTTCATAGATCCTCCTTGATCTATAATTATTTAGGGTTCTGGGTATCAAAAAATAATTTTAGGCTTTATTTTCCTTGGTTTGAAAGCTTCTTAAAAGCATTTAAAGATCTTGCAGGGTTTTTCATGAGATCACTAATGGCCTCATCACCCTTTTTAGTGTGTATTTTATCCCAAGCAGCCCTTCTGGTAGCTAGGCTATACTTCTTAAATACACTCTGAATCTTCTCTGCCAAATCCATTATGGCATCAATCTGATTCGTATAATCTTTATCTTTAGATTTCTTTTCAGAAGAATCTTTTTTAGCGCTTTCTGATAGAATATATTCTTTATAACTTTTCAATTACATGCCTTTTGGTAGATAATTTGAATCATCGGCACTCATCGAACTGCTCATTGAATCATCATCTTTAGGTGCATCAGTCTCTTCTAAATGTTTCTTCGCAGCCATTTTGAGTCTTGGAAGATTAATGTTCTGGATTAATAGTTCCATCTCTGGGTTGTTTGAGGAAATTGATCTTAAAGCACTCATAAATCTTGATGGATTGTCAGAAATTGCCATATCAACAACTCTCATTATGTGAGTAAGTTGCTCGGCTTCACTACTACTAAAGTTAGCTGAACCAAAAGTTGACTTACCAACATTCATACCCGTAACTTCAGAAACTGTTTTATTGTCTTTTAGATATTCTTGAAAACTTTTCATATTTTTCCTTTTTTATTTTGTTTAAGCCGACACTAAAATGTATATATGTTTTTTTCGAAAAATTTTTAAAAGCAAAAGTGTATATACATTAAGGTTTTATTGAGGGTCGGAATGAACTCTTTGGATAAGATTATCCTAGAAGCCCACCAAAAGTGGGAGCATTCACTTAACAATATACTATACTAGTAATGGGCCTTTTTGCAAAAAACAAAATTATATTTAGGGAGAAACTAATGAAGCGTAAATTAATCAATTATGATGAATTCAAGAAGATGGAGAACGAGTCAGTATCCAGAGTTGAGAAGGAGCTAATCGAGGCCGAAGAGCTTCTTGCAACAATTCTTGAAACAGAAAAACTTGAACTCATGTTTTTTAATGAGTCAGAAGTTGTTTATAAAACAATAAACGAAGATATCGTTCGTGCTAACTATAAACTAACCAAGAGCAATCTAAATCTAGAGAACATCGAAGAATTGGTAATCGATGAGGAGACAGAGAAGAATGAGTCAAAGAAACTCATCTCTGACATGATTGATAATCTTCTAGAAAATAAGGAAGAGGTTGCTGCCGAGGCTCTCAATGAGTATCTCAACATGCCATCAGTAAGAAGAAATCTAATCTCAGAGGGCTTCAAAGTTAAGTTGAGCAAGCCGACTGGCAGGAGAAGCAAATTATACCACAAGAAACAGCCAAGAAGCCTTGTTGCCAAACGTATTCGCAACATGATGAAAACAAAGAGAAAGCGTGCTAGCCTCAAGAATTATCTCAAGATGAAGACTTCCAGTGCCAAGCGTCGTCTCAAAAACATCACTAACCCAAGAGCTAGAATCTATGTTGTTAAGACCATGAAGGAATGGAATTCACTAACAGAAAACGTTCTCGGTTATGTAAACCACAAGGAAATGGGACACGTTTACAAAGAGTGCCTAGTTGAGCACAATGATAAAGGCGATGTTGTTGGAGTAAGAGTTCCAACAGTAGGCAAAGTAAACGAAGGCAAAGTATTAAGCTTTGACTGGAAGACTCTCGACACTGAAGTCAAGGTTCTCAGAAACAAAGGCAAGTGCCTAACAAAGAATGAGAATTTCATCAAGAATGTTGCTCAAATCAAGAAGTATAACAATATTTCTGACAACAACATGCTCGAGACAAGCTTAGAGAATGCTGTTAAGAATTTCCCAGAAATAATTTATGTTACTCAAGACGAACTATCTTCTATGGTTAAAGAAGCCCTAGAGATGGTCGGAGCCAGAAATTTTGATGATAGAACATGCAGTTTCATTGCTGAGGGTCTACTAAGAACTGCTCACAATGCATATTCAGACCGTGTTGGCAAGATTACAAATCTAGCTGGCGCCGCAGTTTGTGAAGAGTGCGAAGACAAGTATGTAGAATTCAGAGATCTAACAAACAAGTTCTACAAGTATCTTGATGAGTCAGCCAGTGCTGATCTCAAGGTTTTCGAAGATCTAGTTGAAGCTCTTGAGAATCTCAAAGTATTAGCTGAGAAACTCGGTGACAAGGAAATTGTTGCTGAAGCTTCTGAACTACTCGACGAGTGCATTCTAGTTGTTAATCAAGAGGAAGAGGTTGACGTTCAGCTTGCTGAGTTCGTTGCCAACTATCTCAAGAATATCTACGAGACTAATCTCGGAACTGAGGATTGGGCCGACGATATGCCAACAATGAGTGTTAATGGTGATCATCCATCACTTAGCGAAAAGGCTAGAAAGAGCTACAGCCCAGCCAGTGATCTTGAAGACAAAAGAGTAGTTGATACTCCAGCCCCAGTTAGCGACGGCAAGAGTATTGTAAACGACCTAGATGATGAAATGAGAGATAATGCTTGGGGCAACGTTGGTGGTGACCACGTTTATCCAGCATTAAACAATCCTTATATTCCAGATGCGATGGAATTCACGATGAAGGGCGAAAAGGGAGTTGATAAGGATGGTGAAGATCTCGGAACAAACCAAGGTAAAGATACTTGGCCAAATCTTCAGAATCCTTTTGCCAAATAAATATAAAGGAGAAAAATAATAATGTTAAAAGATCAAATGCTATTCGTAGATAGCTGCAGTGGCGGTGGGTTCAATATGGACCTAAATGAAAGCGTTACGGATAAAGGTTTAACCAGATTCCGTGGTAAATTTCAAGAAGCTGAAGCTATTAATAAAAACAAAAGAATATATCCTTTTGAAGTTCTCAGTGAGAACGTCAAAAAACTTAATGAATGTGTAAAGCACAGAGGTTTGATTGGTGAGTTAGATCACCCAACCGACAGCATCATACATTTTGAAAAAGCTAGCCATGTTATCACTAAACTTTGGTGGGATGGCAATGTCCTCATGGGCGAAGGCGAAATACTCAACACACCTCATGGCAAAATACTAAGAAGTCTTTTGAATGATGGTGTTAGAGTTGGCATCAGCAGCAGAGGTGTTGGTAATGGAAAAGTAAACGAAAATGGAGTATTAGTTATCGGTGAAAGTTATAAACTTATAACTTTTGACGCAGTAGCTGATCCAAGTACTTTCGCAGCTTTTCAAGAGAAAGTTAAGGATAAGAAGGAAAGTGTAGAAATTTCTCCTGCGGATGGAGAAATTCCTGCAAAAAATGAAAGTAGCGGCATATATACTGTTAATAAAGAAGCGTTAATTGCTTGTTTAGGAACAATAATCGAAAATTCAACCAATTCATTAAAGCGAGGTTTAGGCTCATGAACAAAATTAAAGAAGCACTAGAAAAACTCTTACCTGCTGATCAGATTCAAGAGGTAAGTTCAGCAATTGAGGAAATGTTAAAGGATGCAAAGTCAGAACTAGAGACTGAATTTAATTCCAAATTGGAGGAGGCCTACGCCGAAGTTTCCAATGAACTAAAGTCAGCTGAGAATACAGCAGAAGAGGGCTACACAGAAGCCTATGCCATCATCTCGGAACTCAGAAACCGTCTTGAGGTTCAAGGCGAGGAGTATGAAGCCTCTCTAGAAGAGGGCTACGAGGAAGCTTATCAAATGCTCAAAGAGGAGAGAAGCAAGAATAATAATCTTGAAGTATCTCTTTACGAAGAGTATGACAAGAAGCTTGGTGAGATGAAAGAATATATCGTTGACAAAGTAGACCAGTTCCTACAGTTCAAGGGCGCTGAGATCTATGAACAAGCCAAGAAAGATGTTCTTGCTGATCCAAGAACTGTCGAGCACAGAAATGCATTTGACAAGATTGTTGATATCACAAGTGAATATCTAAGTGATGACGATTACGCAAGTGTTAGTTCTGCCAAGGTTGATGAAGCCAAGAAGCAGATTGATGACCTCAAGGGTCAAATCAAGTTGCTAGAGGCAAGAAGCATAAGACTCTCAACAGAAAATACAAAATTAACCGAAACTGTTCGCTACGCTCACGCTGCTATTAATGAGCAAGTACAAGCTGGTGAAAAGAAGGCTAAGACTGTAAATGAAATGAAAGAAAGAACCGAAAAGAGTAAGAATGTAATGGGGAGAGGACAAGTAGTCGCTGGCGAAGCCATTATTGCGGAAAATAATGGTACTCAACACGACTTTAACGATTTGCACGTTTTAGCTGGTATTAAAAAGATCGAAGACTGAATGGATTCTACTGGCTAATCAATTTTTAAAAGAAAGTAAAGAAAAATGAATATTAATGCAAGATTTCTCAACGAAGCTAAGGAGTTAGAAGGTCGTTGGAAGAAAACCGGCTTGTTGGAGGGCATCGAAGATCGTTACGTCCGATCCACCACAGCCGTTCTTCTCGAGAACCAGAGACTCATCAATGAAGTTTCAACCGACACAGGTGACGTTGCTCAATTCAAGAGAATTAGCATCCCACTCGTTCGCAGAGTTTACCCACAGTTGATTGCAAACAAGCTCGTTTCGGTCCAGCCATTGCTCGGCCCAACCGGTCTAGTTTACTATCTCCGTTTTAGATACGGCAGCAACAAGGGTGCTGTTCGTGGAGCCTCTAAGGGCGGATTCCCAGGCGATGATGTTAACTCACTACAGCAGTTAGCTGATGGTACAGCCAATCTCGACGTCTTCTACTCTCACCAGTTCATTCAGAACGAGAGCCATGTTGACGCCGGTGGCACAACCACTGCTTTCACTGTTGAGCACATTCCAGTTATCGCTGGCACAATGACCGGTACAGTTTATGACGGTGCAGTTGTTGTTAACACTTTCGTTGTTGCCGCTGGTGGCACAATGACCGTTGCTGACGTTGGAACACCAACCAACAAGGTAACAAGTGGTACACTTGATCCAACAACCGGTGCCGTTAGCTTGACTTGGAACAATGATCCAAGTGCCAACACCGTAGTTGTATCATATGAGTACAACATGGAAGGCAACAGTGATATGCCCGAGATCAATCTCGCCATCGAGAGCGAAGAGATTGCAGCCAAGACTCGTAAACTGAAGGCAGTTTGGAGCTATGAGGCTCAGCAAGATCTACGTTCACAGCACAACCTCGACGCCGAGGCTGAGCTAACTGCCGTTCTTGCTCAGGAAATCAATCTAGAAATCGATCGTGAAGTTCTAGGTGACCTCCGCAATAACGCCGGTACCGTCAGTGCTTGGGACTATGCCACCGCCCTCGGTGATACAGTCAAGGAACGCTACGAGAGTCTATACGTTAAGGTTGTTGAAGTCAGCAACGTAATTCATCGTAAGACACTACGTGGTGGTGCCAATTGGTTAGTAACAAGTCCAGAAGTAGCTTCAGTATTCGAAACCGCTACAGCCGGTTTCGCTCCAGCTCCTTCAGAGACTTTCACTAGCTCACTCGGCATCCAGTATGTCGGAACTGTGAACAATCGTTGGAGACTCTATAAGGACCCACTGTTCCCAACAGGTCAAATCCTAATGGGATATAAGGGCGACAGCTACATGGACAGCGGATACTTCTACTGCCCATACGTGCCACTCACCCAGACTCCAGTAGTCCTTGATCCAGATTCCTTCACACCAAGAAAAGGACTGTTAACAAGGTATGGGAAGAAGTTGCTTAGAGAGGGAGCAAAGTTCTATGCTCGCCTAAATATCGCCAATTTTATCGTGTAATTTTACACCATAATTTGCAAAACAAGAACCCTGTGGTCGAAAGATCACAGGGTTTTTTTATTTTTGGAGACTAGGGCAAAATTCTATTGCGTGTAATTTTGTTTTATGATACTATACTGATATAGGAGAACAGCATGTATCAAATTAAATGTCCCGACTGTGGCGAGGGAAGAACTGTGAAGGCAAAAAAGAAATGGATGAAGAATGAGCCTCCATTTTTAAAGATATGTAAAAGTTGTTGCCAGATAGGTAAAGAAAAAACTCCAGAGTGTCGTGCAAAACTTTCTGAGGCCATAAAAGCCATTCAAACCGAAGATGTTATTAATAAAAAGAGTCAATTTATGAAAGATCATCCTGAAATCTGGGAGAGTAATCTTATTTTTGGATACTCGGCAGGATGGAATAAGGGTCTGAAGATGCCCAAATCGTCAGAGGACAAAAAACAAAAAATATCAGAGTCGATGAAAAACACACTCGAAGAGAAAAATAAAAACAAATGAATATCGAAGAATTTGAAATTAAATACGGAGAATATGGCTTTAGAGACAAAATCTCCGTATTTTGCAGCGTTGAAGGCTGTGAAAATCATATGTTAACAAACAAGGACTCAGCTGCCAGAAATATAAAAAAGCATGGAACATTCAAGTGCAGAACTTGTTGTTACACAGAGGAGGGAAAAAAAAGAATATCAGAGTCTACATCTTATAAACGTTCGCCAGAAACATGCAGGAAAATGGCAGAAGCAAAAATAGCTTTTTATCTTACCGAAGAAGGAAAGAAACTTAAGAAGAAACTCTCTGTGCTAACAGCAGAAAACCATTCAGTACATAAATATGATAAGTCCAAAAGAAGAGGGGTGTTTGAATCTAAAAAAACGGGCAGGAAACTTTCCTATGATTCTTCATATGAGCTTAGGCTTTGCTGGCTCTTGGACTCCGATGAGACAGTATTAGATTTTGAAACTCAACTAGGATTTCAAATAAACGGAAGAGGTAGATGTTTAGATTGTCTTGTGACTTATAAAAGTGGCAGGAAAAAAGTAATTGAAATGAAGCCTAAGCAAAGAATAGATGAGTTTAAAAATCAAATAGAAGATACCAAAGAATATGCCAATCAGAATAATTGGGACTTTCAATTAATGACAGAAGATGATTTGGGAATGAACTATAAACAGATCAGATTATGGGCAGATGATTATAGAACAGAGAATACCGGAATTGATTATCATGAATATAGAAAAGAAAATAATAGAAAAAAAGCCAAAAAACACTATCACGAAAAAATAGCTTTAGATAAAGTTAATGTTTATTGTGAATATTGTAAAGAAAATCATTCTGTTTTAAGGAAAAGCTATGATGGTAATATAAAAAGAAACGGAAAATACATCTGCGAAAAAGAAGGGGGGCACATATCAGGAAGTAAGCCTAAACCACATTTGATTAAAGAAAATCCTTATGCAAAGGAAGGCAAAAAGCAATGTAAAAAGTGCAACGAAATAAAACTTTTTGAACTTTTTAATAAAGATAAATCGAGAAGAGATGGATATAGAGAGTATTGCAAAGATTGCGAATCAATTAAACAAAAAGAAAAGTATAAAAAACTAAAGGAAAAAAATGACTGTAAAATTTAAGTTAGATCTTATTAAGAAAGAAGTTGATAAAAGCGAAGAGTATGGAGTTCCTGTAAAAGAAACTCGTTGGTTCGTGGAAACTAATGACGGTTTTGACGGAACTGCGAACGGTTACGGCTACAAAACTCCACAAGCTGTTTGTCGTGCGTATTCATATTTTAAAAATAAAGATCAAAGAAAAGCAGAATTTAAAATTATTCAAAAGTTCTTAAAAGATAACCCTGATGTTAGAAAAATGATAAATAATTATATGGACGCTGATTGGGTGATTGATAGGCAAAAAGATGGAGAAGACTCAACAATTAAAAATATGATCGAAATCATGAAAGAAAAATATCCTAAAGGTGTTGAGAAGCTTGAAGAAAACAAAAATTTGTGGAAACTTTTGTTGAGATATTAATTTCACGATATAATCGCACCAGCACCTATTGAAACAAAATTGAAAATACATTACTATATAATGTTATGATAAAAAACATTAAAAATTTCGAAGATTCTTCAAAAAAAGAAAAGATAGAATGCATTTGTGATTATTGTGGAAATGATTTTAAAAGAACTAAACACAATATTGAACGATCATACATTAATTCAAACAAAGACTCTTGTGCAAATAAAGAGTGTGTTCAAAAGAAAAGAATAGAGGTATTTAATTTAAAATATGGATGTGATAACCCCTTCCAATCAAAAGAAATTAAACAAAAAATAATTAATAAAAATATAGAAAAATATGGTGTTTCTAATCCCTCTCAAAATGAAGATATAAAGAAAAAACAACAAGACACATGTTTTAATAAATATGGTGTAGAAAATCCATTTCAGTCCGAGGAGATTAAATATAAGATTGAAAAACAAAATCTTGAGCTTTATGGAGTTAAAAATAGTTTTCAAAGAAAAGAAATTCAAGAAAAACAAAAAATAACTATAAAAAAGAAATATAAAACAGATCACTATTCTAAAACTAGTGATTATAAAAAGAAAATCATTGAGACAAATCTAAATCGCTATGGTGTGGAGCAAACTTTTATGTCTCCTGAGATTCAAGAAAAAATTAAACAAACAAACATAGAAAGATATGGTGTTGAGAATCCTTTAGCGAACAAAGAGATTCAAGAAAAAATAAAAAAAACTTGCATAGAATTATTTGGTGTTGAAAATCCTATGAGCAATCCAATTATTTTTAATAAAATGATTGAAACCTGCATAAATGAATATGGCAAATTTCCGGTCCATAAGTATGGAAAAACACAAAATGAAATTAAAGATTGGCTAAATAGTTTTGGATTTAATTTTTCATCAAACCACACTGTGTTGGATGGCAAAGAATTAGATATGTTGGATGATAAATTAAAAATAGCAATAGAATATTGTGGACTACATTGGCATAATGAATGTTCGCCAGAACCAAGAAATCATAATTATCACTTAAGCAAGCATATCAAGTGTCTTGAAAAGGATATACAGCTTCTGACTATATTTGAGGATGAATGGAAACTTCGACAAAATCAATGTAAATCTCACATTAAATCAATATTAGGAGTATCATCTAAAAAGATTTTCGCCAGGAAGTGTGAAATTAAAGAAATTTCTAAATCAGATGCCAAAAACTTTTTTAACTCTTATCATATTCAGGGATCAAATAAACTTGGAGTAATATTCTATGGATTATTCTTTGAAGACGCCCTGTGTGCTGCTATGAGCTTAGGTAGGCACAGCAGACAAATTGATGCATCTAAGAAAGAGATAACATTAGATAGACTTTGCTTTAAAGATGGCATACAAATTGTTGGTGGTGCAAGTAAATTATTCTCCAGGTGTTCAGAATGGGCGGAAAATAATGGCTACAAAAAGATAATCAGCTTTAGTGATAATCGTTGGAGCTTGGGTAAGGTGTATGAAAGAATGGGATTCCTTTTAGAAAAGGAGTATAAACCTGATTACAGCTATATAGAAGTTAATAATGCCAGGAAGAGGATTAGTAAACAAAGTCAGAAGAAAAACATAACAAATTGCCCTCAAGAACTAACTGAACATTCTTGGGCTCTGCAGAGAGGTTTAGCAAGAATTTATGATTGTGGCAAGAAAAGATGGGCATTTGAATTATCTTAATCCCTCAACATCTCCCCTTTGAAGTCTGGACCGAGATGAATCTTTTTGGTCACGTTTACAACAAGAAAAACGTGAACAGATTTATAGAAAAAATTAAGAAGGGGTTGGCATAGATATATTTAATCCACCTGGTAAAGTTGGCTGAAAAAGTAAATTATATATGCAGACTAGGGGGATAAAAGCATATATATTATTATGAATAACAAACCCCCAATGAATCTCGAGAATCTACCTGGATACTTAGACTCTCTTAGAAAAAGTGGAAAGACAGACGAAGATCTTGTTGTCGATATGGGGCGAATAGTTGAGCCCCCAAGATCTTCTATCAATTGGTTTAGACCTACTGCTTTTGCACTAGCCTTTTGTTTATTTTTAATTGTTGGGATTTCATATAATAGTTTTTCTGAGAGTAGTGTTATGGTTGTTTTAGACAACCCAGAGAGTATCTCGGAAATGGTATCCTCTAGTGGTGGAACTATTATTAGTGTTAAACAAAACTCTGACAGTTCTTATGAGGTTAAGATAGATAAACTAAAAAATGTTAAGTCTTTTATTGAAAGTTTACGCAAAAACAAAGATGTTAAAAAGGTAGAAAAAATAAGTTTTTGAAGCATACATAAATTATCTTATTTTGGAGGAAAATTATGAAAAGTTTTGCTGAATGGCTCGTAGAGAATAAAAAAGAAATAAATGAAATCTCGTCTGATCTTCTTTATAGAGCAGCCAGTGCTGCTGAGGGCAGACCAGATGCAAGAGGTGAAAGACTTGCCAATAAATTCCAAACAGCAGGACAAAACAAAGAAGACCAAGCTAGGAGAGCGGCAGATGAAGCTGATGAGCAAAAAATTGATAGTCATCCCGATAAAGTATTTGTAGACTTGGGATCCATGGGTAAATTTCATCTTATCCTTACACAGGGACACGGAAATGCTCGTGAGATGAATGGTAAAGATAGTCCTCCATTTTTTAATTTAGCGTTTAAAGCTAAAGAAGAACCGGGACCACAGGGCAGGCGGAGCGGTGTGTTAAATGGTATGTTGAGACTGGAGAAAGAAAGCGAAATGAGTCCAGTTTATGATATATATTTTACACAGTATTACAGAGGTGCTCCAAACGTTACTAGTTGGGAAGGTAGAACTAGTGATCCCAAGGTTAGAGGATTGGATAGAAAATCCGCCATGATAATCACTAAGTTTATAAACAGTCACGGCGGAAACATTAAACCAACTGAGCTGCCTCTACGATAATTCTTGGTCAACTCATGAAGACCTTCCAAGAATATCTTTTAGAGAACGAGAATCATTTTTCTCAATCGTTCTATACAATTAATGGCCAGAACTATAAAGTCTCTCAAATAGCTGATTGGGCCAAGAAAAACTTGCAGCCAGTTGCTCTGAAAATTTCAGATTTTCAGAGCAAGTATGTTGACGCAAAAGATTTGTTTATAGATGTAGAAGAAGGTGATTGGGTTAATAGATCCATGAATTCAAATCTATCATTTCCAATTTTAGTATTAGACCGCCCAGACGGTAAATGGGAAATAATAGACGGTAATCATCGTCTCTGGAAAGCTTGGAAAAGTAGAATGAATACGATTAATGCGTATCTGATCGATTCGAATTCTTTACAACAAATCTAATCTTCTTCTCCCGGCTGCTTAATAGCCAATTTTTTGATTTCATTTAATACTTTAAATGGAGCTCTGATTATCATTCGTTTCCATCTTTCATGGTAAACAGCATCTGTTATGTATTCGTATCTTTTGCCATCTACATAGACAATTACTCTTCCATCTTTGAAGAATCCGCCATAAGCTATATTTGGTTTGTTTTCTTTATTTTCTAGCCACTCATTAAATTTGATCATATTTATATTTATTCTTAAAGCAATAATTATCTACTAATTTAATTATATGCGGGCGTAACTCAGTTGGTAGAGTTTTTGATTTCCAATCAAAATGTCATCGGTTCGAACCCGATCGCCCGCTTTAAAACTTCCCAGTTGGTCCAGAATATGGTCTGAAACTTGGACCTAATACTCTTTTATTTATTTGGTAGGCATCTTCGCCAGCTTTAAATACTGCTTTGGTGCCAATTTGCTCTGAAAGCCAATCTACTAATTCTGGGTATAATGATGATAACTTAGAGAAGGATTGTTCCAGGAAACCGGCTCCAGATGCCAAAACAAGGGCTCCAGCTTTGTCTATAAAGGGTGCTAACCAAGGAAGCAATGTTCTTACCATTTCAAGTCTAAACCCCATATAAATCAAAGCAGCGAGGAATGCAGTGGCCTTCATGACCTTATAGGCCTTATACAAAACAGCAACTATATTCTCAGGAGCATTTATGGTTCTGGACAAGCCTTTTGACACTGCAGCCATACTCACTTCATTGAGTGAATTTTCAATTTCTCTGATTTGTATGTATTCTTTGAAATTCATTATGTAATTCACTTATTTTTAAATATATGATTAATTAAATTATCGACAACTTTTCGAGAACGTCGAAATAATTCTTGTTCAAGTTTATCATCATTTGTTGGATAATCTGTTCCAAACCCAGATATTAAACCGTCTACACATCCTTCTTTTACGTAAATTCCTGAGTAAACCATTTGTTTGACGATAGGTTCTATACTCTTAATGGGATCTGAGTTTACATTTTTATTATTTTTTGTATATTCGATATAAGAATCTGGTTTTTTAATATCGTTGTAGTCATCTGCTCCGTTGTCGCCTTGCATAAAAAAAGCTGCGTATTTACCTTCTAAGTGATTTTTCAATAAATCATCATACTCGCCGCTTTTTGCCAATGGTCGTGTAACCTTGCTATTTTTTAAATCATCTCCTAATATTTCTTTAGCATCTTTTATGGCTAGTGTGAGGTTGCAACAAACTAATCGGTCAAAGAAACTTTTTACTACACTACTAGGTGCATCCCAGTTAATGGGGGAGAACACAACGAACCCATCACAATTCTCTAATTTTTTATAGACATCTTCCTCATGCATGAAATCTTTTATTTTGCTTCCTTTGCCATAGCACGAACAAGGAAAATGGCAATGAATACCACCGGCCGTGCTTATACATGCTTTACAAGGTTGAATGATGTTACCATCACACTTAACAGAGAGATCTATTACATCAAAAACAACATCTTTTCTATCTTTAATAGCGTTTTTCAATAATCGATAACTTTTAGATTCATGATCTGGGCAGCAATTATCATTTCTAGCCGATCCTTGGATAGCTAAAATCTTTATTTTAGCACCTTTGTTTCTGGCTCGCTCTTCATTCAAAAAATCTAAAAAATCTCTCATATTTGCTTTATTTCTAATTCACGCATACCAAGTTCCGCCGGCACCCGATTCTGGCTTTGTGGTTGTGGGCGGAACTTCTTTCTTGCTAATTGCACTCTTTATTCCTTTAGCAGCCAGTTTTGATCCATGATAAATTCCTTTGCCAGCAAGATTTACTCCGCCTTTTATGGCATCTCCTGTGAGATCAATTCCTTTTTTAAGAACATGACCAGCAACATTAGCGCCAATATCCACAGCCTTTTTGGCAACATATTTTACTGCTCTTCCTGTGGCTTGAGGAGCAATTGCACCTGCAATACCAGTAGCAAGAGCCAATGTTCCTAGTATTTCGTTATAGACTTCTGGGTCTTTGTCTTCTAGCCATTCTGAGAATTTTTTCATGGTGCAACCGTTGTTGTTGTAGTTGTAGTTGTAGTTGTAGTTGTAGTTGGCGCAACACAAACTCCACTTACACAGGTATATCCTGCTGGACATTCATTGCCACAACTTCCGCAGTTACTTTCATCATTTGTTAAATTAACACAAACACTATCGCAAAGAGTTTCTGAGCCAGAGCAATCTCCTCTTGCTTCAACAAATTCACTTGGAATAATTTGGGCTAAGTATTCTCCTCCATTGGACACTGTTATTACTTCTCCGTCTTTTTTGGAGACTATTTTTTTGCCGTTGAAATCTATCATATTTAAGGTTCTCTGAATACTGTTTCCATTCAAGATAGCAGTATCTAATCCACCTTCTGAAGCTAGATTTTTGAGGATTGGGCTGAGTTCTAAATTAGAGTCTGACATATTTATTATTCCTTTTAGTTAAGTGTTATTGTTAGTTCTTCAGTTACCTGGTTCTGCCGTAGTCGTTGTTATTATCCAATAATATTTATCACACCAGCCATGCTGGAATGAAATTCACAATTATAGTAAAGAATACTCAGTTCGGCGTCGGCTGGAACAGCGAAGATTAACGTTCCAACACCGAAACCAGCACCGTTGTTTTGAATCCCTGTGTTATAAGCGTCTTCTTGTCCTGTAGTCTGAGTCGTTTTGATCCAGAAAGGATGACTAATTGCGTTAATATTAAACGTATACGTCATACCTTTTGTGAGATTTAAGGTTGGATTGTTGATTTCATTAATTACATACGAACCAGCAAAACTATCGGTGACATTAAATGTAAATGCTGGCGTTGCAGTTGTGGTTGTAGTTGGTTCCTCTGTCGTTGTAGTTGGTTCTACTGTTGTGGTTGTTGGCTCCTCTGTTGTAGTTGGAGCTACTGTTGTAGTTGGCTCCTCTGTTGTAGTTGGAGCTACTGTTGTAGTTGGCTCCTCTGTTGTAGTTGGAGCTACTGTTGTAGTTGGCTCCTCTGTTGTAGTTGGAGCTACTGTTGTAGTTGGAGCTACTGTTGTAGTTGGAGCTACTGTTGTAGTTGGAGCTACTGTTGTAGTTGGAGCTACTGTTGTAGTTGGAGCTACTGTTGTAGTTGGATCTACTGTTGTTGTGGTTGGA